AATACAGAAACAGAGACGAGTATTATTATTCGAGAATGAGAATCTTGACTTAGAACAACGTGGCAACAGATATTATTTATCCCTCTATGATAAAGAAGGAAATTTTCAGAGAGAAGTCACTATTGATGTCAAGGATGACTACAAGGTTGGACTTGGGAATTGTAAGTAAATTCAGGTTTCTTTCGGACGCAAGGAGAGAATATATTTACAGATAAAGAAAACACAGAAAGGAATAAAATTATGAAAATTATTGAAACAGGAACTACATACAAAGTGTATGGCGAAGATTTGGTTGTGTTAGACAATCTGCCAGCTCAGACATATAAAGTTGGATGCGGTCAGTTTACAGGTTTCTTCTTAGAGAAGCAGCATGATTTAGAGATTAAAGAGGATAAAATCTACGGAGTTCATGAAGAAAAAGCGAATAAAGTATTGAACAGATTTGAGAAGTCACGCAAGAATTTAGGTGTAATTCTCAGTGGAGATAAGGGCATTGGTAAGTCATTATTTGCAAGATTATTGGCTCAGAAAGCAATTCAGAATGGCATTCCTGTTATCTTAGTTGATAATTTTATTCCTGGCATTGATGATTTCTTAAATGATATTAAGAATGAAGTGCTTGTGTTATTTGATGAATTTGATAAAACTTTTGCTAGAAGTAAAGACGAAGATCCACAGTCAAAGATGCTTTCATTGTTCGATGGTACAAGTTCAGGCAAGAAGTTATTTGTCGTTACATGCAATAATTATAGGGATTTGAACGAGTATCTTATCAATAGACCAGGAAGATTCCATTTCCACTTCAGATTTGAGTATCCAACGGTAGATGAAGTAAAGGATTATTTGAGAGATAAGCTTGATGAGAAATACCATTCTGAAATCAATAAAGTAGCTTCATTTTCAAGAAAGATTAAGCTTAATTACGATTGTTTATCCGCTATTGCACTTGAGTTAAATGAGGGCGAAACATTTGAGGATGCTATTAAGGATCTGAATATTGTTAATACATCTGAAAGACAGAATACATACAAACTTACATTGTTTACAGAGGAAGGTGTTGTATTTAGTTCAGATAATGAAACACTTGATTTATTCAGTGGAGAAAATAACAATATCTGGGTTGAAGATTCAGCAAATAATGGTATTTACATTAACTTCAAGGGTAACAGCGCAGTATTTAATAATAAGACTAATTCATTTGTTTTATCAAATGACAAAATTAAGGTTGATTATGATGAGGATTATATTGATGAAAAGCTGAGAAATATGTATAAAAATCTGCATTATACTTATGCTGAGATTGCGTTAAACTATGGTAATCGTATTCACTATAACTTAGTGTAAATTCACAGAAAAGCAACATATCCTTAGATATAGAGGTAATATATGAAACGAGAAAATTTAGAAAAAAGCAACAAAAATTAATCAAGAAATCAAGAGACTTGAACAGGAAATTGATTTTCTTGACGATGCAAATATGAGAAGAACACATTCAATAGTTAAGGCGTTGATGCCAAAAAAGTATACATATAAAGGTTATTTTTGTTCAGAAAGAGACATTGACTGTGTTGACTCATGTATATATTTAGATCATAAAGAATGTGTAGCTCTTGCAGATTTTAAACGAAATGAAATTGAAGAATTACAGAAACAATATGAATTATTGGATTCTGAATAAAAGAGAATAATACATCGGAGGTGAAAATATGAGAATTATAAATCGTGGACGTGCGACTGGTAAAACGGCAATGCTTATTTCAACAGCATATGTAACAGGAAAACCGATTGTTACATCTACAATGAATAATAAAAACAGTCTTATGAGTATGGCAGAGAAAATGGGTATATCGACTAATATAGAAGTTTATACAATAAATGAATGGTTAGAATGTCATAGAATGTATAAGCAGAGTAACGAAATACTTGTAGATAACGTAGAGTTAATACTTGGAGATGTCCTATCAAAGTTTCTTAATGCCAATGTTATAGCAGGAACAATGACAGTTCCAATGGATAATATAAAAGATGATGCAAAAGAAAATGGTAGAAAACATGGTTATTGATACGCATTAGATGAATGTGCAAATGAAGGTGTATATTACTCAGTTTGTAATAAAAAAGTATATAAGCTGAACTATGCGAATCAGAAGTTGAAATCAAAATATTGTCCTAATTGTGGTGCAATTATGGATGGGAAAGAGACTACTGAGACTGGTAAAAATGATGATAGACCACAATGCTGTATAGACTATGATAAATTCTTTTCGGCATGTAACATTTGTAAATTTTGAGAATAACAAAAAAATTAAAGGAGAATATTAAACATGGAAACAATTTTAAGATTATTAGCAGAGAACCCAGAAAGTTTAGGAGAGGTAGTAAAGACATACATTACAAAGTACAAAGAGCCTGTATATGATGTTCTGAAGGAACTCATGATTATTGCAAAGGATTATTCTGAGAATACTGAGTATCCTGCAATTCAGGCGAGAACTAAGAAAAATATGTTTGATGCATATGTAAGTGTTGGTTTTACAGAGGATCAAGCATTAGCACTTATGATTAACGACAATATTCAGCTTATGAAGAATATTCAGAAGTCAGTTAATAATACTTCTGTAAAAAAATAGTAAGTAGTGGTTTCGCAGTAAACCAATCTTTCATTGGAAAATTTTTAATCATATCTAAGCCATTCGGCTATGGGAATCCCAACAAATAAGAGAATAAAATATCAGAAAGGTGGTGAAAAGTAGTGCATCCAAGTGATTTTTTTGAAAATTGCTCATTGAGGACTGGAATTGATACATTTGAAATTTTTGATGAAGATTTGAAACAAAAATTAAAAAATATTCATCCTAAAAATTTCTTAAAAACAAAAATCACCTTACCTGTTTATAAGATAAATCTATCTTATGTGACAGAAAAAGGAAATTACAAGACAGTTGATAGATATACTGTAATGGATTCGGAGTCAGATGATGAGTATGTAGATTTTTGGATAGATATGTTTATTCAGGATTATAACAAAGATAATCCAAATCATAAAATGACAAAATGTGAAGTCAACAATATTGAACGAATCTGCGAGGCTGTGCTACCACTTGGTTAGCTTTTCACCATATGTATTTAATACCTTTGATTAGCAAAGGTTGTCACAATGATTCATAAAACGGATCATTGGTTTATATGAATCGAAAAAGTAATGTGATAGTGACGTAAAAAGACACTCACTAAGTATGGCTTTACCTCATTGAAATGAAATAAATTTCAGTGAGGAAAGTACATATTGGTACAGAAAGCTAATACAATTGAAGAATTATTACAGGATTGTCCTGTAAACTCAATAATAGGAGACAATTTAATAAGAGCGTGGTCAAAAATTAACAGCTCCAAATATTTATATATACTATGTTCTATTTCAGGTGGATCAGATAGTGATGATATGTTGGATATTGTTTATAGATGCGATAAAAGTAATAAAGTGAAGTATGTCTGGTTTGATACTGGATTAGAATATTCTGCAACAAAAGAACATCTCGAATATTTAGAAAATAAATATGATATAACAATTGATTCATATAAAGCAATTAAGCCAATCCCACTATCGTGTAAACGATATGGACAACCATTTCTATCTAAGCAAGTCAGTGAATTTATCCAAAGATTACAAAAACATAACTTCCAATGGGAAAACGAGGATTTTGATACGCTATATAAGAAGTATCCGAAGTGCAAATCTGCATTGGAATGGTGGTGTGGAATAAAAGGTAATGGTAGTCAATTTAATATCACTCATAATAAATGGCTAAAAGAATTTATGATTGAAAACCCACCAGCATTTAAAATCTCTAACAAATGCTGTCAATATGCGAAGAAAGATGTCTCACATAAGCTTTTAAGAGAAGGTGTATATGGTGATGGAAAAATACCATTTGACCTAAATATTGTAGGTGTAAGAAAAGCCGAAGGTGGAGCAAGAGCAACTGCATATAAAAGTTGTTTTGATGAAAATGATTCTAGTTGTGATAATTATAGACCTTTATTTTGGTATAAAGACTCAGACAAAATAGACTATGAAAATGCTTATGATATTGAACACAGCAAGTGTTATACAGAATATGGACTGAAAAGAACTGGTTGTGCAGGCTGCCCATTTGGTAGAGATTTTGAATACGAATTAGAAGTAATTCAAAAGTATGAACCGAAACTTTATAAGGCTGTTAATAATATTTTTAGAGATTCTTACGAATATACAAGGAAGTATCGTGAATTTGTAAAGAAAATGAATAAAAAGTAGAGAATAACAAATTGAGAGGTTACGAAAGCCTTGAAAAATAAGGCTTTTAGAACCTCAAAAGTCGAAGGAAATTTTTCTTTCCTTTGGACAGATTGGAGGTATTATATGTCTTTTACAGTAGATTTTAGTTCAATAAGAACAGTTAGGATTCACAAAGAACAATTTGACGCAATAGACAATAAAGCAAATGTCGTAATAATTACTTGCATTGAGGACGGAAGAGTTATTCCATTCAATAGAGCTGATAGCGAAAAAGATAAAATTGATAGATTGAACAGGAATATTGGAGAATAACATTATGGATAATTTAACACGTAGAGAAGAAGTAAATCTTCATGAAGCAATTCAAAAATCGTTCCCTAAAATTCTTATTAAGGATCTGACAGAACATGAAAGAATTTGTCCTGTCTGCAATGGTCTTGGAATGAGAATAGAAGACAATATTTATGGAATCAAAGGCGATAGTTCTGAAGCTGGTAGAAAATATTATTTTCCATACAAGCATCAAGCACTTTCATTTTGTCAGAGTTGTTTTAATGGTGTACAGAGATTATGTCCTTATTGTGGACAACCCTATGTAAATCAAGCGTATATGCATTGCGGCTGCGAAGGACAGAAGAAAGCCGATGAAGAGGAGAGAATAAAGAAGTGGAATGAGAAAGTAGCAAATGCAGTAGCTGTTGATGAAAAAGATGTAGATACAATGCTGTACTGTGAAGAGTTTGACGAATATTACGACACTGTTGATGATTTCTTTGATGATTATGTATGTAATCATGAAGAAGATGGTGATAAAAGACCAGTAAGATTATGGGTATGTAGCGTAGAGAAGATTTATATTGATGCTGATAATGTAGTTGATAATGCTTGCGAAGATCTGCATGAAGATGCTTATGAACAATGCGATATTGGTAGTTTGCAAGATATATTGGATGATTGGTGTAAGGAACAGACAGGAACAACTACATATTATCCTTGTTTTAAGCAGTATGTAGAGATTGATTGGAGTAAATATGAAGATTATAGCAGGTAATTATTTCGGCAAAAATATTCAGTTTGTATGTAAATGCTGTAACTGTGTATATGAAGTTGAATCAAAGGATGATTGGAGTATTCAGATGGTATTTCCTAACTATTGTAGTTTCAAATATAAAGTTCCTGAATATGAAGTAGTTTGCCCTAATTGTGGTCGTAGAGAGTATCTTGGTTGTGATCAAGATGATTTGATAGGAACTGAATCCGAAAATCTACATTGTCCTTGGATTCCATTATTAAAGAAGCGAACAGATTGGAATGAACGATATAGGGTTGAGCCAATAAGAGAATAAGTAATTGTAAACAATAATTTTTATATTATAGGAGGAAATAAATATGATGAACAATTTTTTAAATGGTATGTTTGGCAAGGTAGGAAGTGGAATGTGTAGACTTTCTATGAATGGTGGAATTGCAGTTAAGACAAATGGTGGTTATAAGACATATAACATCAAGACTGGCAAGCTCACAAACTGTAGTAACTTTGTATTTGATATTGGAGAGGAACTCTTCTTTATTATTCCAACTAATAAGGTAGAGAAGGGTGACATCATTCTTGTAAATGGCAAGCCAAGATGTGTTATTGAAGCTGATAAGACAAAGATTACAGTCATTAATTATGAGGACTCAACAATCGAAACTGTACTTCCTGAAAGACATGTATTTATGGGTAATACATATTTTTACGGCAAGATTGTTTCAATGTTTGGTAGTGACATTATCAAGGGTAAGAAAGGCACAAACAATATCTTAAAGTATATGATGCTTTCTCAGATGATGAAAGGTGACAATGGCTCTACTGGTATGATGAATGGAAATGGTGGAATGAGTTCTATGTTACCTCTTATGATGATGGGTGGAAATATGGGTGACATGTTTGACGGAATGTTCGACTTTGATATGAGTGGCAATGATGACGACGATACAGAAGTAGATGAAGAGGAGGAAGCATAATATGGGATGCGGTTCATGGACAAGAGATAGTTATGTAAATTATTCAACAACAAAGGGTATGAGTGTTTCAATGGATGGTATGATTAGCGGTTCTTATTCTAATCAGGATATGTTTAAGGCAAAAAATATTGATTCCGCACTTGATCCTAAGAATGTTATTAGAGAGTGTTGCGATACAGAGGAACATCCAAATACAATTCCTGTTATTCTTGCACTTGATGTAACTGGTTCTATGGGACAGGCTGCCGTTGAAGTGGCAAAGAAGTTAAATGTAATTATGACTAAGTTATATGAAAAGGTTACAGATGTTGAGTTCCTTATCATGGGTATTGGTGATTTAGCTTGTGATAGCTGTCCAATCCAGGCTTCACAGTTTGAGTCAGATATTCGTATTGCTGAACAGCTTGACAAGATTTATTTTGAATTTGGCGGTGGTGGAAACAGCTATGAATCCTACACAGCAGCATGGTATTTCGGTTCTCGCCATACAAAGCTTGATTGTCTAAATCGTGGAAGAAAAGGAATTATTATTACGATGGGTGATGAGCAGTTAAATCCATATCTTCCATTTAAGGGTAGAGGTCATGGTTTATCAGAGGTGACAGGGGATAATCTTCAGTCTGATGTAGAGACTAAGGATTTATACGAAGAGGCTTCTCAGAAGTTTAACATTTATCATTTAGATGTAAATCATGGTTACAGATGGGATGAAGAAGAAATTGAGAAGTCTTACAAGAAGTATCTTGATGATACACACTTTAGAAGAGTAACTATGGATAGTATTACAAATGAGATTGTAGATATTATTGTTAGTGAAGCAGAGAATAATGTTACAAATACAGTTACTACACCTTCTAACTCAGAAGGAATTACTTGGTAGGATAGGAGATTTAAGAAATGAAAGACATTAAGATTGTGATAGGTGCTAACTTTGGAGATTGTGGGAAAGGTCTTATGACAGATTATTTCTCACAGAAACCTAATAGTATTGTTGTTTGTTCAAATGGTGGTGCTCAAAGAGGACATACTGTAATAACATCTAATGGAATCAGACATGTCTTTCATCATTTTGGATCTGGAACATTCAATCATGCAAGTACATATTTATCTGAGGATTTTATTGTTAATCCAATTATTTTTAAGCAGGAATATGATGAATTGATGAAATTAGGATATATTCCGAATGTTTATATCAATCAAAACTGTATGTTGACTACACCTTTTGATATGATGGCAAATCAGATTATAGAGGAAAATCGTGGGAAAAATAAACATGGTAGTTGTGGCTTGGGAATTTTTGAAACTATCAAAAGATATAAAGCTG